TTATGATATATATATTTTAAAGAACCACTAGTAACATATGCTGTAGACATACATGGTCATGGTGTTTATGGTTTAAATGTTTATATTAGGTGCAAAACATTTTAAAAAAACTTACCTGTCACTCTAGGCCGAGGCACATTTTTAAATTCTATGCATGAATTATGGGTGATCGTCAAGATCCATTGGATAATGGCTCGAAGATCCTTTGAAAGAGAAGAAATTTGGCAAAGCAGTTAAATAACCTGCCGTAAAATCATCCCCCATCGCTCGTGAAAACCATAAAGATTCTCCTACTTTAGCCCTCAAGCACAATTTGGTGTTATTAATTGTACTATCGTTTGTTGTTCCGCTTATTATCCCGGTATTACGAATGCAATTATATCTCATATAATAAGGCATTTGAGTGGATGAACAAGCTTCCAAGACTGAAGAAGAAACAATAATTCTGGTTCCAAAACCTGTTAATGGTGTTTTGGGAGCACTAACTTTATCTAAACGAACATAAGTGTCGCCATGAAAGTTTAACATTGATGCTGCAAATAAGCGGCGGCTAGGATCTGTTGAAAAAACTCGCGTACGTACGGAGCCTTTCGTAAATGCAAAGCCTGCTAATATTGTATCATGAATATCAAAACTGTCTGAGATAGATGAAAGTGGTGACACGGTGACGTGGGATGCCATTGGTGAATATCTGATTACCATATTACTTTCTCCTTCATCAACTGTAATACCCACAGGTGCTGAATAAGTTGTTAAAAATTGTTTAAAAGATTTAATATTTTCTCCAGCACATGCGGCCATTACTTGATTTTCGTCCATAATGCCGTCTTGTTTTGGTATAAGGGGAATGTCAGAGGAAGTTGCGGTTGATCCATTTGTTCCATAATCTGCGTCCATTTGGGCAACAAATCTTTCCATAGGAAGTGATAGATCGGGGTCGTTGTCGTCGAAATAATAGATGGGATAACTATCATCAACTTGTGCAATTGGATTGCTGTCAGGGGCTGGCGGATTCATATATGGTCGTAAAACCACAGGTGCTGGCCTCATAAATATAGCATCGGTCATAAAACCTTCTACTTGACAATCAATTGTACTCGCTGCGATAGCTCCTGTAACCAGTAGCGGTGATTCTAATGTTACTAAAAGCATACCAATGCTCGTATTTGGGCTTGGTACTAAACTCAAAGTATCGTTGAAGTTCATTTCTGAATTAAAAGAATTTAACATTAAAGTATTTAAAATTTTAGGGCTAACACAAGTGTATTCGCCATTCTTTCCAAAGTGGACTACTACTGAAGGATTTGAACTGGGTTGTATACCAGTAAAATCTGTACTATTAGCTCCTAAGACAAAAGAGAAACGTAATTTTACTGAATGAAATTGAGTTGCAAAGACTCGGAATTTAAAACCTATATTAGCTAACATTTTTTCAAAAAACATGGAAACCCATGCCTGATGTGTTAACGAATATGAGTATCCGGTTACTTCGTCAACTAATGACACTCCATTAAAAGGCCAAATTGCTCGTGAAAATATTAATGTATTTACTGCAGTTGCTGTTGAAATTTGAAATGATCCTATATAATTGGGATGTAAAAGAATTTTCTTGAAGGTCATGTCGTCGGTATCAGATCCATAAGTTCCATTATGTGTCTTAACCTCATTCATAGCCATCAAGCCAAAAGATTGCGCATTGTCGAGTCCGTCAGCGTTGACGGTATTATTGAGTGGGGCGATTTTGATTGGATTAGCGGGTGCGTCGTTTTGAGGTTTAGAAAACCCAAAAGCAGCGCCAACCGATTTCATAACGGATAAGATTGGGGTAGCTAAAGCACCAATAGACGAAAGAACAGGGACACCTGTCTTAGTTGCTATTGATGATAAAGTTGTGGCCGCACTTAAACCTTTTTGAAAAGTGGTTGTTTCGGACACTTGAGCCTCAAAGTTTGGATATTTTTCCCTCATATGTAATAACATATCTTGGGAAAAAGTTGTAGTTCCAAACCGTGTGACTGCTCCTGTCCTAGTTGAAAGAGAGAAATTTTCATTATCGATAAAGCGTGCATAAACAGTGATGTCAACTGGGGCAGACAGGGGGGTATTAATATATAATCCCCATCGGCCACCAACTGCGCCATCATCATTTATAAGATTTATGTGTGTTATAGGTGATACGTATGGTACAATCATCTTAACAGGTGCTGCATCAGCTACATTAATAACAATATTATTCCACTGGGATAGACGTAAAAGGTTGTCTGTCCTAGTATCAAATACTGCACTTGGTATATCTGGTGCTGTGATAGTTCTAAAACTGCCGCTAGTTGTAGGTGCGACTGTGAAAACCATCATTATTTCTACGTCTGTACGCAATAAATAAAAACCTTTTGTTTTGGTGTTGATCTCAGTGCGTGCGAGCAAATCCTGAGGAAAAGTTTTGGTTGTTATTAATTGAGCTGCTGTGCCGCCTGCTGGTACGTGAATATCATCAAGCCGTATAAATGTTGTAAGAAAGTCCTTTAGAGTATGTTCGCGGGCGTCCATACCAAGTGAGATTAGAGTTCGTTCCAGAGGCATCTGGTCCTTTAGCTCTAATGCTACAATTGGTGCAACGTCTTCTACTACTAAAATTTGTTGAGATTCAGTGTAAAGAGTGTCAGTTGTCATTAGCGGGGATGTCGTCATATTATCTTCTTGGGGTAATGTTGTATTATTTGTGGCTGTACTTTTCTAAGAATATAACGCGTACAAGTGTTATAAAATTTTGGGTGAGCGAGGTACTATACGCTCCACATCTAAATAGTTGTGTGAGTACCACCGCTTATTATATGAAAATGATACATACAATAAGGCAGAGAAATAGCTGGTTGATAATCATAAGGTTTCATAGCTAGTAAAACTTTATTCCACCAATATTCATAAGTCGGTTCGTCGTGTTGCAATAATTCCCGTTGCACAGTGTCAGCATTTTGCTTTAACTGCATAACTTTTGTGGGATAATGCTCTTCTCGGTCCCAATTCATAATATCCATTATAACGTCGATGTCCAGTGGGGCAAAACAGTAACATAAATTATTATCATATCTAAACTTTCGTTTCAATATTGATATTTCATCTATGCTCCTGTACGTTTGTTTATCCGTTTTTGTTTCAGTCGTATAAACATGTCCTAATGAAGTCATCATTTTAGTAATGTCTTCAGGGTCAATCATTGCCTTAAGCGCGTCAGAAAAAACCATAAAATTATCATCACCATATACCGAAATATACAGATGATTTGGTAAGTTTATGGGGGGTGATCCTTCTTTTTCATTAATTATTTTACATATACATAATTCTAAAATTGATGTATTGTATAAAATATTAATGACCGTCGTCCAGGGGTTTCCAGATGGTTGTGAGTGATTTAGTTGATATAAAATTCCTTTATGCAAATGTAAGCTATCAGTGATAACTGTCCATAATGCAACCATTGCTTTATAATCTTTAGATTTCACATCCGTTCCAAACATTTCAGTCAGGGCTTCAAAAATAGCCCATATAACCGTCCTGTTTAGCGAGCCGTCAAAATTCGTATAATCTCCTGCGATGCAATTTTTACCTCTAGACATTCTAGTGGCTAAATCGTGTAACAGGGTCCAATCCTGACCAAGGGGGTCAATTCCCAACATAGATCCATTATGTATTTTATGTGTTTTAATATGTTCATCAAAACAACCAAAATACGTCCTGAATAATATTGGTAGTTGCATGGGTCCCACAGTGATCATTCGCGTTTTACCTTGTTTAACTTTTTCTATCGGTCGTTTTTCATCTTTGGTTTGATCCAAAAATATCATGGGTTGAATTTCATTCTCATCAAGTAAGCTGTGAAATTCTTCCATCATGCGCGTGAGGTCCGGGTGGTTTATTACCCAATCCTCGTTCACACCTAACCAGGTTGATTTACCATGTCCTTTCTGAAAGAAATTCCACGGTATACCTGGCGAAGTGCGCCTATCTATCGGTGACAATATTGTGTTTCCACATATTGCTTCCTCTAGAGTCAGTTTTCTATATTCACATCCATTGTATCTTCGTTTAATTACATGTTTAATGTATTTAACTTCAGTTGGTGTAATATAGGCCGTATCATCAAAATACTTTCTAAGATTATTATAATATATATTAATCTCTTCAGTATTTTTCAAGAGTGCGGGTGCGTTCTTAGTCATTGTAATTTGATTATGTATGGGTGAGGGAAAAATATTCGATGTTGTAGGGGTGAATATTCTATTTTCCATTCGTGCATACTTCGTAAAATTACCTGGGTCTAATTCGGGCAAGTTGTCATAATTGTATTCTGATATTTTCATACCGTCTAGTGCGAAAAGTTGTTTATCGAGGGGTGCTGTGCTTAATGCGTATTGAGGTTCAAAACTCGATACTGCAAAAAGAACTTCCTCCTGTGTTACGATCATTCCGATTCCAGAGTTAGCCTTTCCAGCTGCATGTATTCCTAAAATTTTCCTTGGCATTCCTTTGTTGACCACAACAATGGGTCCGCCGCAGTCTCCTTTAGCTGTTGTTGCAGGGTATGCGATTCCGTCGTATAAACTCAACATTGTAACTTTTTCTCCTGGTATCCTTTGGTTAGGTGGTGACCTACCATCGGTTGTGGGAAATAAGTCAGATGTTGTGTACCGTTTTCGGGCTATCAATCTCAATAGATGCATCCGGAGTATATCAGCTTTATTATAAGCCATCAATACTCCTTCGTCTTCATATGAAACTTTCAAGTCCTCCTGTTTAACAAAATGTTTGGTTATGTCCGTGTGATTATGTATTCTTTTCTTATCTATTGTTACATAGATCAAATCACGGTCATGACCATCCAATTTGACACGTTTTGTCGTTATATCAGATGATGGAATTAGAAATTCCTTGTTACCTTGTATAAGTTTAAAACTTACATTGCTGTTTAAGAGGTAGAACATGTGTGCACATGTTATACCAATATTTCCTTTAATAAATAAAAAATTTACATGAGCCGTATCAACTTCATTACCATAAATGGTATGTCGTTCAATACGGTATAAATTTTTTAAAATAGAATTGTCAATTATTTCTTGTGCATTTACGTCACTCAACATTTGAGGTTCGAATTTTTCTAAATATCTAAATAAGTGGTAATCTGTGTTCATAGCAGATTTAACCTCATATTTAATATCGTTCGTTTCTTCAAAAGATTGCGCTACAAATTTGGTTTTATTCAACTTTGTATTGCGGGGTTTAGCGGTTTTATTAGTGTCATAAGATTCAGGGGTCATATCCTCATCAAAATATTCACTAAAGAGTTCGTCAATTTGGGGTTTGCTTGGGGTGTCGGGCATGTCAGTCGCGAGATCAGCTATTATACTGATTTCGTCTGCAACATGATTAGAAAGATTATTAGGATTGTTCACATTAGTATATGAACACTTGTTAATAAAAGTCCGTTTGAATGCGAGGGTCGCCTTTCCGTTAATGATTTTGTTTAAAGATTTGTTAAAATCTTCATCACTATCGAAAAGGTAATATCCGGTATCTTTGTGTTTTTTCTTATTTTTGCGATGGTTCGTATACATTACGTATGCTGCCAAAGCTAATGCTGTTATAAGAGCCATTCTTACTGCGTAACTATTTTCATATTTCTTGTAAATAGTGTACATACGCAGAGAGAATGAGCTGGTTCGATTCCACATTAGCGACAGAAAAACTGCCGTATAATGTTTAGCTTCCATTAGCCATTTATTGCGCCAGAAGAAATATCTAAATATTCCAACTGCTGCAATAGGTCCAAGACAATAAGATATTGATAAAGAAACAACTGTCCAGATAGAATAAACTATAAACATTAGTATGAGTGTCATAAATGACATGCTCTTACATAACATAGATAGAGTATAAAATCCAGCAATTGCTGGGGGTGCATGTTGTAAATATAAAAATTCAGATAGGTCCATTTGTGCTTCAGGCATACTTGCGTATGCTTTTAGGTCTTTGTTATAATCAACATGGAAACTACCATGTTGGTCCATTTTTGAAGTAATAAAATCAATTAAGTCTTTGTAACTTAAATTTTCTTGAATTACTTCAACAGTTCCGGGTCTCATAAGTGTAAAGTTATAAGAATCTAACTGCAAATTTTCGATAGGGTCATCCGTGCGGGGTTTAGGTTTTAACTTATAATAGTCGCGACCATCAGCTGTAGTATATTTAATACCACATTCTGGTTTGATCGTTACTTTTGCTTGTGCGTCAATACGTCTATAATAAGCTTCTTTGTCTGCGATTACGTCGTTGAGAGAGGGGTTTGGCATATTATCTGTTATGATAATAAGCCGAGAATTAAATTGTGCGAATTGCTTGTTTTCTACTTCTGCTACTTCTAGATTACATTGTGCTGTGTTGGTCAAATGAATGATTTCACCAGCAAAAGGTACTCCTTCAATAAAGTTGTTATTAATTTGATTCACATCATCCATTATGGTCACATAATGTTGATGAGAATTATAATTAGTCCAATATTTATTTCCGTGCTTTCTATAATATGTATGATGATTGTGATTTTTTGCAAAATCAGGGTTAATATGTTTGAGAATGTCAATAGATATAGGCGAGGTCAGTGTTGTTTTACCAACACCTGAGTCTCCATACAATTGTACAACAACAGGTTGTACACGTGTATTAGAGCCTCGTGCGGGTGATGAGAGACTGTCCTTGTAAATTGCTTTAATTGTGTTGTGATAATGTATTTGCTTTGTTCGTCTTCCAATATCTGTAAATATGCCCACATATAAGTGGGATTCTTTATAGAGATGGTCAACAAGTGAGAGTTGTTCAATGTGCGTGCGTAGTCGTTCAATATTAATTCGTTCGGATGCTGTAATAACATTCTTACAAAATAAATCAAATTTATCTATAAGTTCGCGTTCAGGTGAAATTTTCTTTAGTATATTATAAGTATACCATTGAGAAATTTCGCCTAAAACGTCCTTATATAATGAAAAGAGTTTACTAACTCCAGTAATATTATTACTGAATTTTCCGCATCTATTAAATACGGAATCAAAGTCGTCTTTTCGGGGTATTTTTGAAAGAAAAATAAGAGAGAATACAACAAATATAAGTGAGATAAATCCTTTTACAGGGGATAAATCAAAATTATATTTGTCTTTTACTTCTTGTAATTCGGGAATGTTGTCAATTTGAGCTATAAAATTTTGTCGTCGTTTGTTTTTGATAGTGTTCTTGGAGAACATATATCGTAGAGATAAAATAGATGATAGAATAAGTCCTACAGCCAAACTGGCTTCAGGGGGGGCATAAAAATTTACAATATTATAAGCTGCTAATACTACGCTAGTAGTATCAGCATCTATATTTTTAAAAATAATAATTAAATTAGGTAATATAACACTAAAGTGTTTAAAAAAAGGGGTTCGTGAATATTGAGAAAATAATTCAGTTGTTGTTAATAAAACTTCTGAGGGATCTTCGTTAACTGTAGTATGAGGGAAATAAAAACCGTGATTCCGTTGGGGAATACGGCTAGATGGTGAATTAAAAAAATGATCGTTGTTAATATAGTCGTGAGGATTATAAAGTTCTTCGGGTTCGGGTACTTCAAATTCAGATAGATATTGATCTTCTACAAGATCAGTATCACCGCCGTCATCTATTTGAGCGTAAAATCGGGTATTGATTTTACGTTTAATAGCTTCGTCATTGCACTTGCGTGCTTTAACGGCTCGTCGTTCTCTAACAATATTTGCATGAATAGTGTCAGCTTGTTTCTTTAAATGTTCGGGTAATTTGTGTAATAATCGGGTTTTTTCATCCCAATTATTACGGATAATGTCGGATTTGCTTTTGTTATTTCGTTTGTTATTCTCTTTAATAGAGATGGGGGGATAATCGTCATCCATTTGTGCAACAAATCGCACAAATGGGTAAGATTCAGGGGGTTGGTTAATTTCAAGATTAAAAATGGGTTGTATATATGTCCAATAAATAGAATTTTCATTAACTAGAAAATCATAAAAATAAAAATAAAGTAAGATAATTATATGTATTGGGAGTCTAAAAATAGTAAATATGAATAAAAATATAAATAAAGTGGTTAAATATTTGGAGTTTTGTATTTCACGCCATTCTTCATAGTGTGAATAAACAAATCTATTTATGCCAAAATTGGCAAATAATAGAGTTAATACGATAAAGATAAAAATAAAATTAAGATTGAATAAATAGTATATGAAAAATGTAATTAAATGTGAAAGTGTTAATAAGCGTACAAAATTATTGCAACGCCTATCTAAAATAGTATAATAAATAAACATAAAAGGGGTTAATAATAATAAAATAAATTTGGGTAAAGTATAAGTAAAATTAAATCTATATCCTAATAAATTAGAATAAGTATGGGAAAAATAAATGGGGAAAATTTGATTACGATTAAGGGGATACTCAATCACGTCATAGCCATCATCTGATGGTTCTGAACGATCAGGAGCATCTAATAAAAATGCGTCAAGAGCAGTATTAAATTCGGTAAAATCTAACATTGCTTCTTCAGCTAAAAATTGATTGTATGTTAATTGTTGAGGGGCTTCCTCTTCGTGGTTATAATTGTTTTCATTGATTGTAGCCATAGTGGGGTTATAAATTTTAAAGTTACTAGTCACTCTTAGTCGAGGCACTATATTTCTCCCTATGCATGGGATATATACATTTTGTCAGAAATAAGTATAATAAAACTGTACGAGTGTTGCGAACACTTGTAGGTATCGTCATCTTGGTGTAAAAATATATATTTTGAATAAATAAAAATCTTGCTTCACTAACTTTCGGAAAGGGCCTAGATAATTAAATCAAAATAAATAAGTGTACATTGCATGATAAAATAACATCCTATGTAAGTTATGTTGAATGTTAATATAATGTAATATGAAATGATAAATGATAAAAAGAGGGGGGGGGGGGGTTTTGAGTACTTCTCCAAGACTTATAA